AGTCCCAAGGGATAACGCTGAGGGATATTTTTTTTCCAAAAGAGTTTCGGCGGCAGTAGCCGATTTGAATCGTTACGGCGAGAATCTAGGCGTTGGTTATCTAGAAAATGAAAAAGTTCGCATAACTTGGTTTAATAATAGAGTCCAAGCACTAGAATCTGAGGTACGCAATCGTGAAGATTGTGGCTTTGGATTAATAGTGAATAATGAATAATAAAGAATTTGACAGTATATTTTCGCCCAAGAAAAAAATCGATATATCCTCTCACATCACTGAGATTGTATTGAATAATAAAATAGAATGGGTCAATAAAAAAAACGGACTAGATAATAAGCCTAGGTGTGATTTTTGGTCCAAGGACAAGGCTGACTCAAATCCAGAGTTCAAGCAACTCCAAAAAGACTTCCGACTAGAAGTCACATACATTAAAAATCTTTTAAAAATATTTAGTTCTGTCACAGTATTGAAATACGTGAAGAGCAGGGGCATAATTACATTTCGATACTTAACTCTTGATAAACAAAAGACTGTAATATACAATATGTTTCAAGAAGAGATCAAAAAAATCAAAGAAGAAAAAGCCAACAAAAAAAATAAAAAGACCTTAAACCCAGAGCTAAACTTCTCAAAGAGGGAGTCTAAGACTACAAACATAAGCGGAATCTAATGGCAAAACAAAGCGAAATAAAACTAGATAATTTTTTAATCCCTTCCTCATTCCTTGAGGAGCAGCAAGGGCGAATTTTTAACACCTGTCTATCAATGGACATAGCTCTCTCTGGGGGGATTCCAGAAGGAATCAGCGTGCTGTTAAGCGGTAAGCCGAAGGTGGGCAAAACTACCCTAGCCTTGCACTACGTGCAAAAGTGTCACATGGATGACCCTGAAAAGAAGTGCTTTTTCTTTGACGTTGAAGGGAGGCTACGGACAGAGCTTCTTGACTGTTTCCCGCATATAAATAAAGACAATTTAAATATCGTAAGATCCAATGACTCAAAAATATTAACCGCAGAAGATTATCTTAATTTAATTTATGAAACTCTAAAAGACTATCCGAAGTGCATTTGTATACTGGACTCTGTGGCCGCACTGTGTCCTGAGGCAGAACTTTCGTCAAACATTGGTGATTCTGTAAAAATGGCTAGCACCGCTACTCTTATGTATAAAATGTTTAGACGCGTTAGCCAAATACTTTCAGTAACACAATCTACGTTTATTGCGTTGACTCATATGATTTCTAATCCCAATCCTGGAATTGGAAAAAGAAGCTTTTCGGTAGGGGGGAATGCCCCTCAATACGGAGCATCAGTTTGGATCGAAGCGCCTTGGAAGACGGATATAAAAGATAATGCTAACAACAACATTGGCCAAGTTGCCAACTTTACAGTTGTTTCGTCGGCTCTAGGGCCGCCAGGATCCGTAGTCCCTGTTCCTATAATTTACGGAAGAGGCGTAGATGAGGAAGTAGACCTGTTTAATGTAGCTCAAGATTTTGGGTTAATAAGCAGGGCTGGAGCTTGGTATTCAATAGAGCCTTCAATACTAGGACTTGACATGGATGACATAAAATTACAAGGACAATCGGCGGTTGTCAATCTATTAAAAACAAATAGAGAAGTCTACAATGCTATTGATAGACACATACGGTCAATGACAATAACGGAAACAGAACATGAAAGTAAGATCAATACGAAACCCAGAAATGCTGACGACTTGGGACTTAAAGCCCAGCAAGTGGCCTCTGAAGTCTAAGGCTTCATGTCGCTCGTCAATACAACACGAAGTAGGAGCTTTTCTGTCTGAAAAATTTCCGTTCGATCCGTTGTTGGAGGATGTAACCATCCCAGAAAGCCGCATGTCTTTGGACTTCTTTTTACCCCAAAGAATGATTGCAGTAGAAGTTCAAGGAGTACAGCATTACCAAATGAACCCATTTTTCCATAAGACAAAGGCAGACTTTCAAAAACAACAAAAGAGAGATCGTGATAAAGTATTTTTTTGCGAGCTTAATAGCATTAATCTGTTGACGGTACAATCGGTTGATGAACTGCGGAGAGAATTTAATGATTCCAACTAAGGCCGAAATACAAGAGAAGATGGCTGAATTTAAAAGAGGCCTGAAACTTGTCAATCTACAGATACCATCAGAAATAGAGTCAATACTAAGCCATGGTAGAGAGTACCTTAAAAAGACTCCACGAGAAGACCTTTGTGTAGATTCAGTAAGGCTAGCGCAGTATAGCCTATACCTAAGGTCCGAGATGAACCGGCTTAAATCAAACGTGTATTGGTGCGAAGCCAATATTAACAGCATCATTGGTCGCGAAACCAACAATACTGAGGGGTATGGCCTAAAAGAAAAATCACTCGTGATAATAAGAAACGACCCCGTGGCTAGAGATCTTGAGGGAATTAAAACGCTTTGTGAAACACAGCTAATCTCTCTAGAGGACTTAGACAGGAAAGTGGACTTTATATCGTCCTGTATGAAAAATCTATCCTTTGAAAGGAGAACATAATGAATGACCAAGAAACAAAATTAGATTATTGCGACGTACTAATACGGCCTAAGAGGTCAACCCTCTCATCTCGAAAAGAAGTAGATTTGTCTAGATCCTTTAAATTTAGAAACGGAAAGACTTGGACGGGAGTTCCTATTGTCGCAGCGAACATGGATACCGTTGGCACATTAGAAATGGCAAGAGTGCTTACAGAGTATAATATGTTAACCTGCACAAGTAAGCATATCAACGACTGGGAGACAGATGGAGATTTTAAAAATCGTAATATCGCCGTTTCGTTTGGAATGGGAGAAGATGATGAGCAGTGGTTATTTTCTCATATGCAAGGATCAAAAGACTTCGTACAACATAAAGATTTCTTTTGCCTAGATGTGGCAAATGGCTACACGCAACGGTTTATTGATTATGTTAAGAATGTTCGTGAGATTTGGCCAGATAAAATTATTATTGCAGGGAATGTAGTAACAGGAGAAATGGTAGAAGCCCTTCTTTTGGCAGGAGCAGATATAGTGAAAATTGGCATAGGCCCAGGGAGCGTCTGTACTACTCGCCTAGTAACGGGAGTAGGATATCCCCAGCTATCAGCGGTCGCAGAATGCGCCGATTCGGCTCATGGCATGGGGGGTTATATCATGGCGGACGGAGGGTGCGTCTGCACAGGAGATGTATGCAAAGCGTTCGGAGCTGGAGCTGATTTTGTTATGTTGGGGGGCCTGTTATCTGGACACGATGAGTGTGAGGGCGATGTTATTACAGATGCCGATAGCGGAGAGAGCCATAAGGTTTTTTATGGAATGTCTAGTGAAACAGCTATGAAAAAACACAACGGGGGCGTGGCTGTATACAGGGCATCTGAAGGCAAAACAGTTAAGGTTAAGTATAAAGGCCCTGTTTCTGACACTATTTCCAGTATACTGGGGGGTCTTCGTTCAGCTTGTACGTATGTTGGCGCTTCAAAAATAAAGTATTTACCCAAATGCACCACTTTTATAAAAGTTAATAGACAATCAAATGAGGTATACAAATGAATATTAAAGAAAATTTAAAGATGGCGATAGAATCATCTGACTGGAAGGGAGTTTGCGAGATTTACCAATCGATGTTTGGTGAAACGATTAATGCTCCTGATGTAAACAATAGCGCTTTAAATAAGCCACTTTTAGAGAGGATAAGCAAGGGGCTTAGCGATCTTCAAGGCATGGTAGAATTAGATTATTCTGCACAAGAATATGACAGCTTTGTTGTTATAGACGAAGAGGACGAAGTTGACACAGAGGAAGATCAAGAAAATTTTAATGACCCTTCCGTCGTAGTCTCCTCGTCATCTTCTGAATGGGAAAAGGGCGTAAGCGTTGAGTTTGTGTCTAGCTCCGAATTTGTTTTACCTGAAGACAGCTTAGAGGGATACGATGAGGCTTTAAAAAGCCATAACAAAAGAAGCAGGTCTTCTAGGGAGGCCTATAAGGCTAAAATGATAAAATGCTCGAAGTGCAGCGTGGAATTTGACTATAATAAAGAATACCCTGTCGGTATGCTAGACTCCTCCAGAGGAATTAGATGCAACAAATGTCGAATGGCAACGTGAAACCAGAAGTTTGCTCTGACGTAATATCAGAAGAGAGCGTCCTGTCGTTTGTACTTCAAAACGGATCTGGGGCAGCTAGTGTCCTAGGGTTTCAGATAGAGGCCTCCGATTTCACCTCCAGTCTACGTCAATCAGTCTACAAGTGCTGCCTAGACTTGTGTGAAGAATCTGATGTGGATAGCGTTTTAACCAACTCTATTCTTTCTAGGGCCAAGTATCTTGGTATAGACAAAATTGTCTGTACGGAAGGTTCTATAGAATATATTGACAACCTAAGGTCTTCTCCTGTTTCCGAAGGCGAAATGGAATCTATTATTCGCAAGGTAAAGTTTTGGTCAATATCGCGAAGCCTCAAAGATCGACTATCGTCTTCAATAAAGTATATAGACTCGTTAACAGGAAACGAGGGGGCGCTTGACGTAATATCTAATACAGAAGAGTCGGTGTTCGGCTTTTTGCCTGATTTAATCAAAGGAGAAGACATAGTTAATTTGGGCGATTGTGCATTAGAGCATATTGAATACATAGCGCAAAACCCCATGACCCAGGCGGGACTTCCTACTGGATACATGAGGTATGACCAAGCTATTGGGGGTGGCTACAGAAGAGGCACAGTTAATGTGATTGGTGCCAGGCCCAAGGTTGGCAAGAGTACTTTTTGTCTAAATCTTGCTAAGAATGTAGCGTCTAACAATATACCAGTCCTGTACCTAGATACGGAAATGAAAAAAGAAACACAGGCGTCCAAGCTGGTGTCGTTGGTTTCAAAGGTTAGTTTAAATTCTATTGAAACTGGGGAGTTTGCTACAAAAGAAAACCTAAGTGCTGCTGTATCTAACTCATTAAAGGATATATCGTTGTTGCCTATTAGCCACGTAAGCGCTTCCGGAAAGAAGCCTGCAGAACTGTTGTCGGTGGTTCGAAGATGGCTAAGCAGCACAGTCGGGAAAGACAAAAACGGACACACTAATGACTGCTTAATTATCTTGGATTATCTAAAAACTATGGACATGGGGGACTTGGGTAATAATCAAGAGTATCAATACCTAGGTGACTTTATAACAAAAATGCACAATTTTGCAATTAAATACGATGTTCCAATATTGTCCACGGTTCAGTTAAACAGAGATGGAATTAACAGAGAGGATGGGGGAGTGGTATCGGGAAGCGACAGAATCTTGTGGCTTTGTTCCAGTTTGGCGTTTTTAAAGAAAAAGACAGATGAGGATGTTGCTGCCGGAGATTCAAAGGCCAATGGTGATCGTAAAATGATTGTAATCGATACTAGGTATGGATGTGGCATGGATGCTAGTTGTGAATATGTAAATATGCTATGTAATTTAGATAGATGCGAAATGGTGGAGGGAAAGTACAATTACGAAATACTGGATAGCGCCAATAGCCTTACGGGAGACGGTTCATATGACGACGACAGCGAATCATTCGAATTTTAAAGAAGAAGACATAGTCAGGATCAAGGCTATATCAAAAAAGTTTGATGTAGAAATACTCGAAGCGCTGGGTGTTGATTCGTTTAGTGACAGGGGGGTTCAGGGGTGCTGCCCCGTACATGGAGGAGACAATCCTACCGCCTTTTGTTATGATACCAGCAAAAAAATCTGGTCTTGTTTTACGCAGCATTGTCAAAAACAATACGGTAATGACATTATAGGATTGATCAGATCCCTAAAAGAGTTCTCTTTTTCTGAAGCCGTAACTTGGATCGATGAAAAAATCGGAATTAATAACGACATAAAAATAGAAGATATCTATAGTTCGATTTCTATAGAAGAGTACATGCATCAAAAGCCCGCAGTTAATGAAACTATACCAGAATCCAAGTTGGAAAATTTATCAAAAGACTGTTCCTCTTTATCTGGAAGAAACTTTAAAAAAGAAACCTTCGAACACTTTTCTGTTGGCCTATGCGAATCTTCCAAAATTATACACCAGAGAGTAATGATCCCAATTAGGGATGCGGATGGAATGATAGTGGGTTTTACCGGCAGGTCTATTCACGACCTTAACGCCTCAACAGGAGGGTATCATCCTCCCTCATTTTCGCCGCAGAACAACTCCGGTCGATTCTTTTCAAAATGGAGGACATATCCTAAGAATTTTAATAAAAGCGTAGAGCTTTATAATTTTCATGAAGCAAAGGCTCACATACAAAAAAGTAACACATGTTTCATTGTGGAGGGGCCATTTGACCTGTGGAGAATGTGGGAGATGGGGGCCAAAAACTGTGTGTCAACTCTTGGCACAGGTCTAACAAAATATCAATCAGATAAACTAATATCTGCTGATTGTATAAACCTTTATATTTTATACGATTCCGACAAGGCCGGAAAAGAAGCGGCAGAAAAAATCTCCGAAAGATTTAATAGTGATTTTCATGTGTATAATATAACGCTTCCTGAAAATACAGACCCGGCATCTATGTCACAAGATTTCTTTGACTTAAAAATAAGACCTTTATTATGAATGACAACGATATTTGCCTAGAATATATAATAACCCAGAAGAACCCACTTCTGTTGTTATGCAGCCAAACACAAGAAATTATTTCCCTAGAATGGGTAGTGGAGTCAGTTACGAATGAAGAGCAAAGTAATACTAGTGACGGGACGAGCGCAAAGCGGGAAAAATAGCGCGTGTGAACATATAAAGCTGAGACTAAAGGGCCTTGGATTTTCCTCCAAATTATACGCTTTTGCGGACCCCCTTAAGGAAATTTGCGTAGGGCTATTTGGCCTGACTCCGTCTCAGTGTTGGGGAGAAAACAAATACAAAGACGAGGAAACGGAGTTCTTTTGGAAAGACTTGCCATTCTCTGGCGAGGCTTTGGCCAAGCTTATGGATGACATGTCAACCGATAAAAAGCTTATACGAACAAGCGATAAAATGACTGCTCGGCAAGTCATGCAAGTGTGGGGAACAGACATTTTTAGAAAATTTTACAACAGCTGTTGGGTAAATACCACCATATCTTCGATAGATAAGGACGGGTTTGACTACGCACTAGTGTGTGACGCAAGATTCCCTAACGAGCTTGATGCATTTAAGAATCGCCAACCTTTGGTGGTAAGACTGACTAGAAACATTAAAAATCTATCGCATGACAGCGAAACGCTGTTAGATGATTACGAATGGAACAAATTTAAATTTTATACAATAATAGACAATTCAGATATGACAGTAGACGACAAGAATCATTTTGTAGACTTAGCTTTGGAGAACTTCCTTGAAAGTAATGATAACCGGACACCGCCCCAACAAACTGGGCGGGTATTCAGCAGATAATCCTATAGCTAAAAAAGTACAAGGTGAGATCAGAAATCTGCTGAACAACCTAAATGAAATAGTTCCGGTTACTGGAATAACAGGAATGGCTATTGGGTCTGATCAGTATTTTGCTAGGGCTTGTCTAGATCTAGAGATCCCCTATATTTCCTACATCCCATTTGAAGGTCAAGACAATTTGTGGCCGACCCCCACTAGGGAGGACTACAACTATCTTATATCTCAATCATTAGATATAGTAAAAGTTAGTGACGGTAATTATACCCCCAAAAAAATGAAACTCAGAAATATTGCGATGTCCGATGATGCCGACCTAGCCGTGGCGGTTTGGGATGGGTCTAAAAATGGAGGCACATATCATTGCATTTCATACCTAAGAAGCAAGGGAAAAGTACCTATAATATTCATCGAGGCATAAGATGAATATAGAATACGTCAGATCGTCGTCAGTAAATACATATGAAGGTTGTCAATTTCAATACTTCCTGGAATATGTATTAGGAATACCAAGCGCCTCTGGAAAGAAGGCGCTGCTCGGCACCATTGTTCACCATGTTTTGGAAATAATGGCCAGGGCAAAAAAGAACAATAGAAAGCACGACTCATATACCGATCACGAAAATCTTCTTCGTATCTGTTGGGATAGATACATGAAGGAAGAGGGGCATAACTATGACATTAAAAATGCCGACTTGACATTCTGCAAAAAGACACTAAAAAAGGTTATAGACAGCCCGTACAATCCCCTGAATCTAAATGTTATTGATGTAGAAAAAAGATTTCAAATTCCATTGACGACAGACGGCTTCAAGTTTGAGTATTACGATATAGTTAACAAGCTACAAAAAAGCGGATTTTATGAAATGAGGGGTACGTCTGATCTTGTTACTGAGATTGATAGTGAAACCTTAGAAATAATAGACTGGAAAACAGGTTCCAGGAAAGACTGGAATACGGGCGTTTTAAAGGATTACGAATACCTGTCCTCAAAAGACATTCAAATAAGGATGTACGATTTGGCAATGTCCCTGATTTACCCTAAATATAAAACTAGGCTACTAACTGTTAATTTTATTAATGACGGGGGTCCATTTACAGTGACCTTTGATGATCAACAAAGAAAAGAAACCCTAGAAATACTAAGGACTAAAATCAACAAGATTAAATCTAACTGGCTACCAACTCGACTAAAAGAAACAAAACCCAAAGATGCTCGGTGGAAATGTAAAAATGTATGCTTTTTTGGAAAAAACAAAACTAGTAGTGGATCGTGTTATTGTGATAACATACATTCTTACATGATACATAATGGCATAGAAAAAACCATGGAAAGCGTTGCTAAAATAAGAGGGGAAATTAATGGGGACGGCGCGAAAACCTCTGATAGAAGGAACGTCTATTGATGTCA